ATTGAGTTCTATGAGGTGACACCATGAAAGGCCCTAAACCTAAACCGACCAACCTTAAGCTTCTTGAAGGATACCCAGGTCATCACCCTATAAATAAGAATGAACCTAAACCCAAACAAACTATTCCTGGTTGTCCTCGTTTTCTTTCGAGTGCCGCTAAGTGGGAATGGAAGCGTATCTTGCCGGAATTAAGACGTCTCGGTCTTTTGACTATCGTTGACCGTACTGCCCTGGCCGCTTATTGCCAGTCATGGGCTGACTACAAAGAAGCCATCAAGTTCTTGAAAGAGAACGGTAAGACATACTCTGTCCGCGGTGAGGGCGGTCGCAAGTATCTAGCATATCCTCAAGTCACGATGGCCGACAGAGCATTGAAGCAGATACGTGCCTTCTGTACGGAGTTCGGATTAACGCCATCTTCTCGCGCTCGCATGTCGATGTCAGGTATTGAAGACGATGACGAGATGGAGAATATCCTAGAGCGAGGAAAGGCAAAAGGATGATATGGCCTACTGGTATGAGAAACATCCGGGATATTCTGTTGAGGCCGCCGACCACGCCATAGATTTCATCAGGAATCTAAAGCACACGAAAGGCAAATGGGCGGGTTATCCGTTCAATCTCCTACCCTGGCAGGAGCATGATGTCATTCGGCCGCTCTTCGGGATATTAAAGCCGAACGGGTATAGGCAATTCAGGACTGTTTACCTTGAAGTAGGTAAAAAGAATGGTAAGACCGAGCTTGGTTCCGCCATCGCCTTATACCTTTTGGCTGCCGATGGCGAGATAGGCGCCGAGGTCTACTCGGCCGCTGCGGATACCGACCAAGCGACACTCGTTTATCGCCCTGCGGCGAATATGGTCGAGCAGAATAAGAGTTTGCGCAAACGCCTGAAGGTCTTACGAGCCGGTAGACGCATCGCTTATTACGGGACCAATTCGTTCTACCAGGTCTTAAGTAGCGACGTGCCGACTAAGCACGGTCTGAACGTTCACGGGTGCATCATAGATGAGCTACACGCTCAACCTAACCGCGCTCTTTATGACGTTTTGACAGAGGGAAGCGGAGACGCGAGGACTCAGCCGGTGTTCGTTTTTCTAACGACCGCTGGGTTCGACCGCCATTCGATCTGTTGGGAAGTCCGCGACTATGCGGTTAAAGTCAAGAAAGGAATTATCGACGACCCGACGTTTCTGACGGTAATCTATTGTGCCGGCGAGGAAGAAGACTGGCCGACCATCGACTGGACGAGTGAAGAGGCGTGGAAACAAGCTAATCCTTCTCTCGGCCAGACTATTGATATCGAGCGGGTCCGGGCCGCGTGTAAGAAGGCGCAAGAAGTGCCGGCGCTTGAGAATAATTTCAAGCGGATGCGGTTGAACATCTGGACGAGCCAAGAGACCAAATGGCTTCCGATGACGACTTGGGACGCGTCTGCCGGTTCTATCGATGCCAACAAATTAAAGGGTGAAGAATGTTATGGCGGGCTAGATCTTGCCTCATCGATAGATATAGCGGCATTCCTGCTGGACTTTCCGCATGAAGAAGGGCATATCTGGCTGCCGTTCTTTTGGATTCCTGAAGAGAATATCGTGGAACGCGTTAAGCGAGACCGCGTGCCGTATGACCGGTGGGTCGCCGAGCGGTTGATTCGCACGACACCAGGCAACGTCATCGACTATCGGATCATCCGTGAGGACATCGTCAAACTCGGTGAGATATACGACATCCGAGAGATCGCTTTTGACAGGTGGGGTGCGGTCCAGATGAGCCAAGATCTTGACGACGAAGGGTTTACGATGGTCCAGTTCGGGCAGGGGTTCGCCTCTATGGCCGGACCTACAAAAGAACTTTATACCCTTGTTTTGCAAAAGCGTTTGGCCCACGGCGGGAACAAGGTGCTTCGCTGGATGGCCTCGAATATGACGGTCAAAGAAGACCCCGCCGGGAACGTCAAGCCGGACAAGGCCAAATCAAGTGAGAAGATAGACGGCATCGTGGCGGGCGTCATGGCTTTAGCTCGCGGGATGCTCCACGTTCCGCAAGATTCTGTATATAAAACCGACGGGGTTTTTACTTTAGGGGCTTAGATGAAATTAGACTTAAGCGACATTTTGATATTACTTGGAAGCGCTCTCACAGCAACGGGCGTTTTTTTGATTTACAAGCCGGTTGCTTTTATCGCGGTCGGGGTAGTCATTTTCTACTTCGGTCTCAAAGGTGGTAAATGATGGGAAGGCTCCAGAAGGCAGTAGAGAAACGGGCCAACGCCCTCTTCGGTTCGTCTCCTGCTAATCCTGAACGGTGGTTCGAGGATATGTTCGGGGTTAAATCGAAATCCGGTGTGAACGTCACCGAGATGACGGCCATGCAATCAACCGCGGTTTTCGCCTCGATACGTGTTCTGACAGAAACCGTCGGCTCGCTTCCTATCCATCTGTATAGACGTCTTGAGGTCGGGAAAGAAAGAGCGATTGACCATCCGATCTACCGACTTCTGAACTCCCAGCCGAACCCGGAGATGACACAGACGACATTCAAAGAGACTATGACCGGCCATATCGCCGGCTGGGGTAACGGGTATGCCGAGATAGAAACTGGCAAGAATGGCTACCCTGTCGCATTGTGGCCCTTGAGGCCGGACAGGATGTATGTCTTCCGTCGGAACTACATGGGAGATGTGGGTGACAGGTATTTGGGCCCTCTGATTTACCGGTATTTTACGTCATCGGGGACGATGATAGATTTCCCGCCGGACAGGATATTGCATATTCCGGGATTCGGTTATAACGGAGTCTTGGGATATTCGCCGATTAGTATGGCGCGTGAGGCGGTCGGGTTGCATCTCGCCGCCGAGCAGTTCGGGGCGGAGTTCTTTAAGAACGATGCCCGGCCCGGTATGGTCTTACAGCATCCCGGTAGACTCGGCGAAAAAGGACGAGAGAATCTTCGCGCCTCCTGGGAAGAAAAGCACATGGGCCTCGACAACGCCCAGAGGATGGCGATCCTGGAAGAGGGTGTGACGATCAAGGAGATCGGCATACCTCCTGTGGACGCTCAATTCTTAGAGACGAGGAAGTTCCAAACTGAAGACATAGCGCGGATATTCCGGGTGCCGCTTCATCTGATTCAAGACCTCGACCATGCCACGTTCAGTAACATTGAACATCAATCTATAGATTTTATGGTCTATACGATGCGGCCGTATTTCACCCGTTGGGAAGAGGCTTTATACCTGAAATTATTGTCCTCTAAAGACCAGGTGACATATTTCCCTGAGTTCCTTATCGACGCACTCTTGCGTGGAGACATGAAGAGTCGCTATGAAGCGTATCAGATAGGCAGGAACGGCGGCTGGCTTACGGCGAATATGATTTTGGAGATGGAGAACAAGAATCCATTGCCGGGAGACGAGGGTAATATCGCTCTTGTTCCTCTGAACATGATGAATGCGGCGGACATCGCGAGTACGCCTAAACCTGCTTCGACGAACAGAGCGATTGAACTCCGAGCGCAAGGGAAAATCAACCGGCAACGCCTCAGAAAAGCATACCATCCGTTGTTTTCGGACGTGGCACAGCGCATCGTCAAGCGTGAGGTGACTGACCTGAGAGCAGGGGTTAAGAAATATCTCTTGCGCGGGAACGTCAAGGAATTCAACGACTGGCTAGGCACCTACTATAACGACTTGTCTTTCAAGGATTACGTGACGAAGACCGTCAAATCCGTTATGACGACTTATGGCGGAGAGATCCATACCGTCGCATCTCAGAGAATAGGCGCTGATGCGAAACCCGATGAGGTCGCCTCGTTCATCGGGAGTTACGCAGATATGTACGTTTCCCGTCATGTCGGTAGGTCGATGAAGGCCATCCAGCGCTGTCTTGAGAAGAGAAGTAATCGGGCATCGGTCGATGACATGGCTGCGCTTGGCGATGACTTAAATTCTGAGTTCGATTCGTGGGATGAGAACAGGGCTGATTCGATAGCAACCAACGAGACCGTCCGCGAGGATAATGCGGTTTCTAAGGAGACCTGGATGCTCGGCGGGATAACTGCCCTAGTGTGGTCTGCCAATGCGAACTGTTGTCCGATATGTGCCGAGATGGACGGGAATATCGTCGGCATCGAGGTCAATTTCTTGGATGCCGGTGAGGCCTTAGATGTTCCCGGTATCGATACACCGTTTGAATCCAGTTCGGATGCCGGACATCCGCCAATCCATGACGGCTGTGAATGTTCGGTTGAGCCGCAATAAAGGGAGGGCAATATGGAAGTAAGAAAAGCGATACCAGTTCACCATACCGATACAACCGATACAAGTTGGGATGCCGCTGCGATGCAGAGACGCATTCCTAACGACGCGACGGCCGCAACTCTAAGACTCATGTACGCCTGGGTAGACCCGACAGGCAACCCGGACACGAAAGCGGCGTATAAATTCCCGCATCATATGGTCGATTCATCCGGCAAGATTGGTGTCGCCAACGTAAAAGCCTGCCAATCGGGTTGCGGTGTCTTGAACGGCGGTATGGGTGGCGCGAATATCCCCGACGAAGACAGAAAAGGCGTATGGAATCATCTCGCGGCGCATCTTAAGGACGCCGGAATGGAGGCACCTGAGTTGAAGACATCTAACAGCAAACGAACTATCGAGCGGCGTTACTTCCCCGCAACTGATATGGAAATTCGGCAGACAGATGGTGGGGCGCCAATTATTTTCGGTCATTTCGCTGTATTCAATCAATGGAGCGAAGACCTCGGTGGGTTCCGCGAGATGATTTCGCCCGGAGCATTTGCCAAGACGATCCAAGAGGCTGATATTAGAGGACTTTGGAACCATAACGCCGATATCGTCTTAGGTCGAAATACCGCAGGCACTTTGCGGATAAGCGAAGACAATCTAGGCGCGTCATACGAAATCGATCCGCCAAGTTGGGCTGAGGGTTACATAGAAACGATAAGACGTGGCGACGTGACTCAGAACTCGTTTGGGTTCTGTGCAATTCAGGATGAATGGAACTCGTCATCTGATGATAATGGCACGCTGACCGAGCGAACGCTTATTGAGTGTGAGCTGTTTGATATCTCACCCGTCACATATCCAGCTTATCCACAGACTGATGTTAATGTGCGGGCGAGTCTAGCGGACGCCGGCATAGACATAAATGCTCTTAATGGACTATTCATCCGGGCCGACCGCGGCTTAGGGTTGACCGATTCTGACATGGATTTACTGAAGACCTCTATCGAGTTCCTGACAAGCTACATACCGAGCGAGCCGGAGCGTACTCCACTCGCAATCGTTGCGAATATGCGTCGACGGTTGGAGCTTGTCGAAAAGGGACTTAATTGAGGTATTTGTAAAACAGCAGGTCATAGACGGCTCCTAAGCGAGTTTTAGGGGGTATCGCAGGCCGGACTACCTGCTGAACTGAACATGGGCAATTAGAGAGACGCCTTTCTTGGGCGTTTTTTTGTTGCCCGGATTATTCAAGGAGGGAACATGGAAAAGGCAAATGAACTACGTCAAGACCGCACTAAATTGATCCAAGACGCCCGGGTTATTCTGGACGCGGCGGACAATGAGAAGCGCGAATTGACGGGCGAGGAAACAGGCCAGTACGACAAGATCATGGAAGATGTCGAGAAATTAGGTAAGAAGATCGACACCGAAGACCGTCAGGCGAAGCTTGAAGCCGGTATTAAGGGTTCGATTCCTTCGCCGGAAGCTAAACCGGCCGAGGGTGACAAGAACGCTCAAGACCCGATGAAAGAACTCAGGAAAACGGCGTTCGAGAAGTTTATTCGCGGCAACGTCCACGCTTTGAACGACGATGAGAAACGGGCCTTACAGGCGGACTCAGATACCGCCGGCGGCTATACCGTCCAGTATGAGGAGTTTGTCAATCAGCTCATCATGAAACTGAATGACCAGGTCTTCATTCGCGGCTTGGCTACTACCTATCGTCTGACCAAAGCCGAGAGTCTTGGCGTGCCGACACTTGAAGCCGATCCTGGTGATGCTGACTGGACACCCGAGATCGCGTCGATCGCGGCTAATGCCGATTCGACTATGAGTTTCGGGAAGAGGGAGCTAAAACCGCATCAGGTCGCCAAACTTCTGAAGGTGTCGAACAAACTTATCCGGTCAAGTGCTTTGCCGATCGAGGGTATTGTGAATGACCGTATGGCTTATAAGTTCGGCGTCACGAACGAGAAGGCGTTCTTGACCGGTTCCGGTGCGGAGCAGCCACTAGGTTTATTCGTTGCTTCAGACGATGGCATCTCGACGAGTCGTGACGTTTCGACCGGTAATACTGCGACTTCGATTCAAACGGACGGGCTACTTGAAGCCAAGTACACGCTCAAAGCTCAGTATCGCGCGAACTGCCAGTGGCTGTTCCACCGCGATGCTATCAAGCAGATCGCCAAGTTGAAAGACGGCGACGGCGAGTATATCTGGCACGGGTCAGTCGTTACTGGCACACCGGATACGCTCCTGAACCTTCCGTTCATGGAAAGCGAGTATGCGCCGAATACCTTCACGACTGGTTTGTATGTTGGCTTGCTCGGCAATTTCTCTTACTACTGGATTGTTGACGCACTTGATATGACCATTCAGCGCTTGATGGAACTGTACGCCGAGACCAATCAGGTCGGCTTCATCGGCCGGATGGAGACTGACGGCATGCCGGTTCATGAAGACGCGTTTGTCCGCGTCAAGTTGGGTTAACCATTATCACCTTTAAGGAGGGATAACTATGAATCTAAGTAAAGACGTAAAGGTTTCAACGGCCATCACATCTGCTGCTGGTGTTGCAGACACAGCTGACATCACGGGTACTATCCTGGACATGTCCAACTATGAGGGTGTACTGATGATCGTGAGGTTCGGCGTAATCACCGGTTCGGCTGTTACTTCAATCAAGGCCCAGCAGGATGCAGCTGCGGCTATGGGAGGCGCAGCGGACTTGGAGGGCACAAGCATCACGGTTGCTGACGACGATGATGATCAGATTTTCATCATCGACCTATATCGGCCGCGTGAGCGCTATGTCCGCTTGTATGTGGACCGGGGCACTCAGAACGCAGTAGTGGCAAGTGCCGTGTACATCCAGTACGGGCCAAGAAAGAAACCGGTCAGCAACAATGTGACCAACAAGGTGACGACCGAGACGAATATCAGTCCGGCAGAGGGTACAGCTTAAAGACAATCCGTGTCTTAAGTGACTAGGGAGGGGGTCTTGGTTGCCATGCCGGGGCCCTCTTCCGCAACCAACGGGAGGTAATGAAAATGGTAGATGGAACGTATCAACCGAAAGTGTACAGGAAACAAGGCGGCAATGAACTTGTTGTCGCGAGCGGTGGGGCAATTACCGTCGAACCGGGCGGCAGTATCAACATAATCACGCCCAGAGGTGCTATCTATTTCGTAGACAACAGCGTCACCGCATCCGGCGTCGGTACTTCTTGGACGACAGCGTTCAAGACCATCACCGAGGCTGTGGCTGTCGCGGTGGCCGGAGATACCATCCTTATTCGTAATGACGGAACGACCGCTAATCAATACAATGAGGCCGTCACCGTAGCGGTAAAAGGTCTATCGATTATCGGCGCGGGTACGACCACGAATCAGGCCCTATGGACGGCACCGGATACCACGGCACCTTGTCTAACCATCGCCGCGGCGACCGATTGTGTAGTCGAGAACATCCGCTTCCGTCCGCCGGTGGCCAACGCGGCCATCTCTCTGACAGGCGCGTCGAACCAGGCGGTTATCCGTAACTGTCGTTTCCAGGGTAAGACCGGATCGAAGTACGGAATTTTAACCGACGGCGGCCAGTCCAACGCTCACATCCTGGACAATGAGTTCTGGTATATCAATACTGCGACTGGCGCTTATGCGATTTACGGCCAGACGTATACTAGCGAACCGGCTGGTTGGATC